CAGATAGACAGTCGGGCTACTTTGCAGCACAAATCGAGTGCCGGACCCGGTGCTGTCGGTGACTCCTGTACCGCCATGGAGAACATCCAACACCCCGTCAGTGAAATACCCCTGCAGGGTGGCAATGTCTCCCTCATTCGTTGTGACACGCCCCTCAAGGGCAGTAATGTCTGTAGCCTTGCCGTACCCTTGGTTCTTCACAAAAGCCGTTGTGGCGATCTTGGTGCTGCTGTCAGAGGTGGTGGGCGTGGTGCTGGTCGGATAGCCGTCAAAGTCCGGCCCATTACTCAGGACCACCTCACCGGTGCCAGTCGAGACAGTGACACCTGTTCCACCGTGAGCGACCTGCAGGACACCGGCTGTGAAGTACCCTTCCAGTGTGTTGATGTCACCCTCTGCCGTGGACATCCTGCCCTGCAGGTTGGAAATATCCCCCTCATTCGTTGTGACACGCCCCTCAAGCAACGTCAGGTCCGAATCAGTGGCATACCCTTGGTTCTTAACAAACGCTGTTGTAGCGATGCTGGTGTCATTGTCGGACGTGATGGGGGTGGGTGCCTTAGGGTTACCGGTGAAGGTAGGGGTGTCACTCAGGACCACCTTCCCGGTTCCTGTCTTGGCTGTGACTCCTGTTCCACCGTGGAGCACCTGCAACACACCGGCAACGAAATACCCCTCCAGCGTATCGATGTCTGATTCCGCCCCGGTCATGCGTGGCTGCAGATCGGCAATGTCTGCCTCGACAGCATTCATCTCACCCTCAAGGGTGCTGACCTTACCCTCCAGCGTGGTGACCCGTGCCTCCAATGCGCTTAGATCAGAATCGGTGGCGTATCCAAGCAACTTAACCCACGCTGTGGTCGCGATGCTGGTGTCGTTGTCCGCTGTAGACTGCGTGACTGCCGTGGACCCTGAAGACAGGGAGACAGTGGGATTGTTGGACAGCACCACTGAGCCGGTGCCGGTCTTGGTCGTAACCCCGGTGCCGCCATGCACCACCTCCAAAACCCACGGGTCCGCCCCACCGAAATGGGACTCAAGCAAATCGACTCGATCCGGTAGGTCAGAGATGGCCGGATCGAAGACATACCCCTGACTCTTCACCCACTCGGTGGTCGCAATGCGAGTGGAGTTGTCGGCTGTCAGGGGGCTGTCTGCCGTGGGGGTGACTAGGTGAGGAGCAGTAGCTAGAACTGTCTCACCTGAACCTGTAGCTGTGGTGCTGGCTGTACCACCGTGTGCGATCTCCAGCACATCATCGGTGAAGTAGGACTCCAGCAGACTGACCCGCGTCGGCAGATCGCCAAGCTGGGGATCGGTCTGGTAGCCCTGAGACTGCACCCACTCGGTGGTGGCAATGGCAGTGGAGTTGTCCGACAGAATCTGAGTCGGTGCGGTCGGTGTCCCTGTCAGGTCCGGGCTGACTGAACGAACCGTGGAACCGGTGCCGGTTGCCGTGGTGACGCCAGTACCACCGTAGGGGACTTGTAACACCCCATCGACAAAGTAACCCTGCAGGGTATCGATGTCAGTGCGGTTGTTGGCAATATTGGTGATGTTGACGTTGACTAAACCCACCAGCCCACCGGGATCAGCGGGATCACGGTCGATCAGATCGATCCTGTCTCCGAGACTGGGATCAAGCATATCCTCAGTGATCGGAGGCCACTTGTCGTTTGTCTCGATGCTGAATTCAGGCATCAGGGACAGGCTGTCCGGCCCCCATGAGTCACACCCGGCAATCTGGATGTAGTAGGTATTCGGATTGCCTGTGCCGGGATGAACCAACTTGTCCACGATGGAGAATGTGTTGGAGTCACCGAAGTGAATCAGGGTGCTCTCATCTGCCGTGAATCCGGGTGTCAGTGATGCAAAGACAAAGACAAACCCACCGTGGGCCTCCGGCCACTGGAAATCGATGTTCAGGGTGGTGTAATCCACCGAGTAATTCAGGTTCTGCAGATCACCCATCGGGTCATTGGTCTGCGTCAGTTCCTGATAGACGGTGTCCTCCAGCCACTCGTCATTTTCATCGAGGTGCAGACCGTGCATCCTGACGGTCGAGAACCGGGCACCACTGGCAGGGAAGGGTTGTCCCAGCGTGGTTTGTCCCATGACTGCCATGACTTCATCGTCAGTGATCTCAGCAAAGCTCACTGCGTCATCGACAATCATTTCTTTGGCCACAATGCCATTGTGAATAAACTTCACGCGGGCGTATTCATCAGCGCCCAATTGATCCCACTGGACGCCAACCTTTGGACCATTGAACGGATACAAAGGTCGGAGATTGAAAACACTGGGATAGGTGAATGTGCGGTCAATCGGGTTGATGATCACCACTGCCGGGTGACCAATAAACAGATTCACCCCGCGCACTCTGATGTAGAGCGGATCAATGAGTGGGATGTTGAAGGAGGCCGTTTCCACGGTGGGCCTGCCTACCTCACCATACTCCAGACCACCGTCCTCTGACATATCCACGATGTAGTAATCAGAGTTCTCGCCACGCCACGTCAGTGTGACATAGAGGGCGCCATCAGTTGTGCCGTAAATGACTGCCTGAAGGTCACTGACTGTGGGGGATGTATCAGCAGGTGGCTCGATGGGCGTGTAGCCCGGAGGTGGATCATTGGAATAAACAGCCTGATCATCCTCCACCGCTTCGATGGTCACCACATGCTCACCAGACTGATTCATCTTGGTGATCTTGGCTTCCAGCATGAAATCATTTGCACGTCCCACGCTGAACCGTGGACCGGCATGATCATCGGAGTAGGCAAAGATCGCGGCTGGTGCTGGAGCATCCAGAATGATGGTGTGATCGTCTGGGATGGTGCAACTGACTGGTCCATAAGGTGACCCGTCAGTGTCCATCAGGTAGACCTTGGGATTCACTTCAGACAGCAGTGGGGAGAGGTCTTCCCAGACTTCCAGCGTCTGATATCCCGTGTCCGATTTAATCTCACCGGATATGCAGGGGACAGTCTGTTCCTGCCCCAGCATATAATGAGCAATCAGGATGGTGTCCATGTATTCCACCACCAGCCCTTCCAGACCGGTCTGAAATACGATTCTCCTGCGTCTCAGGAGACTTTCGCGAGCCATCCTTATGCCGATGTCATAGGCATGCTGCTCGTCTGTGACACCCCTTATCGTAACCTCATGAGGGTCTATAGGTGTGACCCCGGCAGGAACACAATCCAGTGATGTCTCTCGATAATCCTCCAGCTTATTTTTGTAAGTGACGCGAACAAAATTGGTGGTTTCGTTGACCGGCAATGCGTGGTGGATAGCGAAGGAATCCTTGACGATGTTCCGCATGGTGAACATCATCTGAGGGACTTGGTTGGGCAGGTCACGCTTGATAGTGTAGATTCCACCTGCACGCTGAATCGCTCGACCGTTGTAAGGCCGGGCAATGTCATTCAAGGCCTCCCAGACGGTGCCCTTGGAATCAAAGATGCCATTGAATTCCACCCCGGTATCGGCCAGCGTCAGCAGGGTGTCAAGATCAATATACTGGTCAGTGAGCTTGGCACCGTAATCAGCCCGGCAAACATCGGCAAAGGCCCATGCTGCCAGCCGGGTGTGACTGGGCAAACTCCACTGGGAACCGTTCCACACAGGAATCCTGCGCTTAGCCAACACCGAGAACTGACTGAGAGAAGCATTACCAAGACGCTGAGATGCCCGGATAGCAATAGCCAGTCGAGTGGTTTCGGTCGTTATAATGGAAGGGGCAAATGACCGGACACCCACCCAAAAAAGACCGAAGGAAGCCTTGATGCTGGTGGAAGGTGCTCTGGCACGCTTAACGCGCACCTCATAGCGGCCCGGTGCGACCGACTTTGCCATGGTCCACCGTTTGGTGTATTTATAAGCTCCGCTACTTATATTTTTCTTAAACTCCTGCCATTCCCCTAGCGGATCACCGTTATCATCGATTTGTCGCCAGCTTATCCAAACCGCATCGCTTCGACCTTTCTTCCGACCTTTATCATCCACCCAATAGATACCATTAGGTGCTGACCAGTCCCATTCAATTCGAGTAACCGTCGTTCCGGGTGGGTTTACAACATAATGAGTGGACCAAATCTGCGGTCCAAATATTTCAATGTCGTTGACTTCAGAACTGACATGAACATCACTGGGGAAAAGTTCAGAGGGTGCGCCCGGCTGCACCTGCTCAAACTCGTACTCATCAAAAGCAGTGAGTGGAGTATCCTCGTAAAAAACTTGAGATTGATCGATATCCTCTATGGTGCCCAGCGTGATATCGAAAATCTGCACCAGCCATTGTTCGTTGTCGTAAAATTTAGAGTACTGCCCTCCCAGATCGGGGTAGACCTTCATCTCCCCGTACAGGACCGGCATGGGCGCTCCCGGCCTCCTCCGGTTCCCTCGATATCCCACCGAATAATTAGGTGAGTCTCCACGCTCGCCCGGATCAGGGGCTTCCATGGTCAGGACGGTATACAGGGAGTAAGCGGCAACGGCTAATGCGATACCGATGATGACCCATTCGACAAAGCCCGGTTCCGCCACCAGTGTCAGGGTGTCGCCATCCTGCAGGTAGACCTTATCCCAGTCTGCCTGCAGAAGCGGCTCAGAATTAAACAGGACAAGCTTTGGCTGAGTAGTGAGATCGAAGTCTTTCAGGAGTTCCGAGACAACACTGCCAGACTCAACAACCTTGCAGGTGTTGACCGAAGGATCAAGTGGGGAATTGATCTCCAGTATCAAAGGTGGGACGGTAGAAGGTAACCCGTCCGAATTGGTCGGTAATGTCTCGCTCATAAACAACTCCCTGAATTTCATTGCTCTGGTGGAGCAAGCCTCCCTGCCAGTATATGCCACAATGCCGGTCGTTTTTCAGCATAACAAGGTCACCTTCACGGGGACGTTGGACACGGCAGAACAGGTCAGGTCGTTGATGAGCACAGTCGGGAATGTGCGGGTAAAAAGCTTTTACCAAACCCCAGCAAGTAGTGAATGTATCTCCGAGAAATGGCGGAATCATACTAACTCACCAGTCTATAATATAAACTACTTATATAGCATCGGGTGCGATGCGGGACTGTAGCGTTTGCCGGGAAACGGCATATTGGTTGGGGCGATATGCCCCAGCGTGAGCACACAAGCAGTCATGTTATATTCTGCTTCAGTCACCATAAACTGGTAGGGCTGAATAAAATCAATCACTACACTGTCTTTGATGTTATACACAACAGGTCGTAAATCTGCCCTGACACTGGTAGTGCTTTTGACGGCAGAAGCAATCCAGAACTGGAAAGTGCCCGGCACACCATCCACTCTGATCTTGACCTTATTGTCCGGTTCATGTCCCAGCTCAGGTTCCTGCGTCTGCATCGCGAACGGGGCGTAAGTGGCACCGTCTACCGTCACATCCTGATCATGATTGACTATGCGGATGTGGCCGTCAGGGAACACTTCATGCTGAAGATCAACAGCCATCAAATGCCGTGTAAACGTGTCCGCCCGGACATAAGCTTCGCGGATAGCAATGGACATGCTCATAAGTGTTCATCCGTTTCAAAAGCCAGCGTCACTTTCCACAGCTTATCTGGAGGCAGTTCCACCTTGCGCTGGACTGAGGTGATGCGAATCCGGTGGTTTTTCAATCCACCCCCAGTATCGATGGGGCAACTGGTAATCCAGTCTGCCGTCTGATTGGTGTCCTTGAGCAGTTGCTCAAAATCACCCATCTGTGACGCATTAAGCGTCATCGTGATCTGTCCAAAGCTCATAAAATGATTACTGATACGGGTGCGTCTGGGAGGGCCAGAATCCATCTCAGTTTTGATCACTGGCAGACGATCCCTCACATGATAACTACTCAGCTGAGGGGCAGGTAGTGAACTTGGCCAAACACTCATAATTCAATTCCTGCTGATGGATAATACCCTGCGGGTGGCTCGACTTCAGCCGGTATAGTATCAGTGGTAAAGCTGGATACCACAGCATCCCCAGTTGCTTTTACTGCACCCCAGTAATGCTCTGTACTACTCTCCAGACCAGTGAACAGCGCATAGATACGGGTCATGTTGGGTTGCTGGGCAGTGGCAACAGCACCCACCCCAGAGCGGATATCGGGTCCATCCCCAACAACATAAGGCCCTGTAGTTCGCACTGCATAGTAGACAGTGTCCTCAGTGGGATCATTATCTCCCGTCACTTTCAAGGTGGCACATTGTTGCCCCACTCCATCGTTGGTCGGATTAGATAAAGCCATCAGCGTTGCAACCCATAACGGTTCTCCACAGCCGCGAAAAGTCCTCGGCCCGAATTGAGGTCATTGTTGAGCCTCGTCATTGCAGCGGCTACGTAGACCTCGATATCCATACCTTCCTGCTGTACCGTGCCTGCCCTCTCCGCATTCTCCACGATACTCACGTTGACGTTGGGACTGATGTCCTCATTCTTGACTACATGTCCTGAGCCAGTGCCCATCTGCAATATCTCAGGACCGTGTTCTCCTACCATGTAGCGTCCGCCCGGCACGACAGTTCCACCCAATGCCCGACCAGAGACTTTGGTCATGTTGGCCATGTTCGAGAGCAGGCCTGCTCCCAGTGACGCGACCTGAGCGTATGCTGCCATGTTGGCAGGCCAAGGTCCGCTGGCCAGCGCGTTCATCAAGGCCTCGTTGAACTTCATTGCCATCCGGGGGATGGCAATAGCTTGCTCTGCAATCAGAGCGACCTTCTGAGCTTTGGACCCTTCCTTGAGCAGGCTTGCCGTGGTTCGCATGGAAGACTCTGCAGCGGCCTCCATCATGCTCAAGTTTCTCTCTTTTTCCTTCTGGATTTCTTCCTCTTCCTTGCGTCTTTCATCTGCCCACTTAATCCATTTTTTAGCGCGTTCTTCCCGCTCTGTTTCCTCGATCTCAGTGAGCTTGGCCTCATGCTCTTCCTTGAGCTGAATCTCCAACTCGTTAAAGACCCGCTGCAGTTCAGAACTGCTTTGGTAGTACTCCATGTTGGCTTGCTTCATGCGTTCCATGGCAGCAATGCGTTGCTCATACTGAGCGTCCGCTTTGACCCGTGGATCGTCATCTGAGCCAGCCTCGCGAGTCTCTGAGGCAGCAATCTGTCCCTGAACCTTGTCGATCAGTTTCTGTGCTTCCTCACCGATCTTGGCCAGTGCTGCGGCCTTGTTCTCTGCCAGTGCATCGGCTGCAGCGGCAGCACCTGCATCGGCTGCATCCTGAGCTTCCTTTTCTTTCTTGATCAGCTCATCAATGGCTTCTTTGTGAGCAGCTCGTTTGGCCAGCATCTCATCGAGCGTTTTCTGCTGTGCCCAACGGGTGCCGAATCCTGCTTCCTGTACCCGTTTTTGCTGCTCCTCAATCTGCTCAGTCATCACTCGATATTCGCCCAGCAGGGTATGAATCGAGTTGGAAGACAGGTCCATCTCACGGGTTTGTCGCTGGATACTTTCAGAGAGGCTATTGATCCACCCGGTGAACTTTTCGACAGCCCCGGAGGTCTTCACCACCCGCTCAAAGAATTCCTGAACGCTCTGTCCCAAGGTATCCATGGCACCAACAAAGGTTCCATCGGCTGCAGCCGCTGCGGTTCCACCCAATTGGGCCTCCACAGCAGCAAGGATCAGTTCCTGCTGTGCAAACAGGTCACCGGACTCCTCTAACACCTTGATCTGTTCGCGTTGCTGGGCAGTGAACGAGACACCCGCTCGACGCAGGGAGTTCATCCCCAGCAAGGGAGCGTCGAGTGCCTTGGCCAATTGCAAGGTGGCGCCCTTGATATCGGTGCCCATGACCTCAGCCACGTCCTGAGCCACGTTCAGGGTGCGCTCGTAGGCATCGCCAGAGATGGTGGAGAATGTGGCCAGAGCGGCTGCAGCATCCCTGACACCCTCGGTGCTGGCAAGGGTGCTCATGGCAATATTGCGAGCCATTTCATCGATCTGTTCTGCCGTGAACCCAGCCGCTCCACCGGTAGCGTTGAGCACACCTTCCAGCCGGGCCATCTGGTGCTCAGTCTCGACTGCAGCCCGGAAACCTTTGGTCAGGCCGATGGACATGCCGCCCACAGCCGTGCCGAATCCGACAGCGGCTACACCAGCAATTCGGAAGGTTGTGGCCAGAGCACTTAATCGGCCAGAGATACCATTGAGAGGACCGTGGAGCGTGGAGGCAGCAGTTGCTGCCTTCTGGAACTGGTTCGCAAAGAACTTGTTGGTGGTGGTTGCACCCTCCACCGCTTTGCGAAACTTCTT